CCGCCAGTCAGGCCGGCGCCCGCGATCACTTGCCTGGAAGTAGGGACGCCCCCGATCGCGGCCGGGGTGATCGCGACATTCGCCGCTGTGGTCAATCGACCTTGCTGATCGACGGTGATTTGCGAAACCTGCGTCGCGCTACCGTACACGCCCGGTGTCACCGCGGTATCGGCCAAGGCCACCGCGTTGGACGTCACACTAATCCCGGTTCCCGCGCCGACGTTAAGAGTGACGTCGGATCCGAGGTTGCCGCCGCCCGTCAGTCCCGAGCCGGCAATGATATCGCGCAGCAGCGCCCAATCGTCAATCAACTGCTGCGCGTCTGCGGCGGTGATGCCAGCGGTGATGTCAATCTGCCGCTGCTGCGCCCACTTTATGAAGTAGAGCGTCGGCGTGCCGTCTGAATTGACAATCCTAAAGTCTTGGGCAAGAGGTTGAAGGTCACCCGGCATCGTTCATCTCCAAGCCGTCTATGCGGGCGACCGCCCCGTCGTCAACAATCTTGAACAGGCGGCCGGGGGCCGTTATCTGGCCGAGTGATGTCCAGAGCAACTGCGGCGACTCCTGCCCTGCCGTGACGGTAACGAGCCCGTGGTCCAGGAACGTCTCGCCAGAGTCGTCGGAAGTGTAGAGCGTAACCCCCGCGCCGGTATAGGCGGGGTCGCCCATGTCTGTCGTAAGGAAGGCGGCGTAGCACGGCACCGCTTCGCGGCCACGAACGGCGAACTGCCCCATCACGACGCGCTCAAAGTAATTCTCTTGCTCTGGCGCGCTGCTGTCCGGGTCTTCGTCGTAAGGCTGCTCCGGGTCCAGGAACCAGAGCAGGCCGTAGGTGTCGTCGCCGACCACGACGTTGCTGCCGTAGTCCTCCGTCAGGCCGACGGCCCCGGACCAGTTCATGCCGGTATTGACGCGCCAGAACTCCTCGTCGGCCGTGGACCAGTCCATCCACTGTTCTGAATAAACATCGTACACTAGGGTTGATTCGTCACCAAGGCGCAGAACGTAGAAGTCGTGGCCGTCAAGCGAAAAGGTCCACGCCCGAAGGCGTGGATTGGCTATGCGGCCACGAATTACCGCCATGACTTTGGTTTGCGACACCCGTATGTCGTTAGAAGACACGATGGGGGCAGTCAACCGCCCCTGCGTCAACCTAATTTCTTCAGTTGCCAAGGTCAGCACTCCAAAGACTAGGCCCTGCGTCAGCCGCACCTCAGGTGAAGCCAGCGTCACGACAGACATCACCCCCGCCTGCGTTGCTCGCAGTTCCGGGGCCGAAAACGTGGCAACAGACATTACGCCCGCTTGCGTGCTTCGCACCTCTGGTGTCAGCGCCATATAGCTAGACCGTCCGATTGACCTGGAGCTGTGCCGCATTCACCCCGGTCCGGGTCCACGGGGCCGACGTTGCGGGGTCCTCTTCAAACACGTCTGTCCAGTAAGTGTAGGACGTCGTGATGGTGCGGTCGTTGCCCAGAACGGTGGAAACGCCGCTGACCATACCGACCTGGAGCTGACCGTCACCGGAATCGGTCTTACGGCTGCGGTTGACCGCGTAGAGCCCCTTGACGGAAGTGACGTTCGTTGGAAGATCCGAGAGCCCGAACTTTGAAGCAGCGGGCGCGGGCGTCACAGCGTAGATGTAGTCAGTCTCGTCGTTTGGCGGAGCCTCGTCAATCAAGTTGTAGCCGGTCAGGCCAGTGGAGGGGGTCCAGTTGAACGAGGCATCGCTTGTCGGTACAACTTCGTAGACACCGACCACGCCCAAGAAATCGTTGTTATAAGTGCCCGAACCGTCCCACAGCGCAATGTCCTTCGTGTAGAAGGTGTCAGATGCGCCGTTCTCCTGGTAAATAGCCCAGGAGTAGGCGTTGGCGTCAGAGGCGTGGTAGACGGTGTCAATACCAGAGATGTCCAGCACCGTAACCCCTTCAACGCGAACTTCCACAGAACCGACGGTGTTGCTCAGAACGACCTTGCATTCAATCTGATGCCACGCATTAGCGCCAACGACGGGCCCGTCGGTGATATCGATGCGACCCGTCGTGCCGCCGTTATTGGGCGCGGGGCCGAGGTAAGCGGATATGAAGCCGTTAACGTCAACGACGATGCTAATCTGCGCCACATTGTCAACGCCGCGCGCTTCAAAGATGCGGTTGTACCGAACGCTGGTATACGCCGAACGCCAATAGCGTTGCGCGCACCCGAGCGTCGTAGTCGGGGTTGCTAGAATTTTCCTGAGCGTCGTGTCCTGCGCGTTGACTACGACATTTCCCGTGATCGTAGCGTCTGGGTCGTCTGTTATGGCGATGCCATCAGTCGTTGCGTACATACCGTTGAGCATGTAAGCAACCGTTGTTCCGTAGAGACCAGTTTGGCCGCTAGGAAAGTCAGCATGTAAAAGCGCCATCTGTGGCCTCCTGCTAGAACAAAGGTGAAGCGGCCTGCGCCGCGATGCTCTGACGAATACGCTCCTCAATATCGGGGCGTGAAATCTTCTTGGCACTACCGGAAATCTGGTAGACAGAGCCAAGGTTATCGACAATGATCATGCTGTCCTTCACCTGGATGGCCGTGCCCTCCCAAGTGCCCCTGTCAAACACGACACCTTGCATCCGCAGTACGGGGGCGTCTGGATCACCTGTGAAGTACCACACCTCTGTCGTAGAGGTGCCGGGTAGCCAGAACTGATCGCCGAATACTATAACGTCGTGAATTGGGTCGGGGGCGCGTTCAGCCGTTGCAAAGTCAAGCGGGTCAATCGTCGTTTCGCCGGGCCGAATCCAGTAGAACCGCCCGTTAACGCCTTGCCCCTGAGCAGGAACGACGACGACGTAAGAAGCGATATACCCTAGTCTGATCACGCCTATGTCGTCAGGGGTGGCTATTTGCGTGAGGCTGGGGGAGCCGCCGCCCGTCAGAGTCGCTGCCGTCCACCCGATACCCGCGCCGGTTTCCGTCGTCGCTATCAGGTTGCCCGTTGACCCGTAGTCAGCAGCCCTGACGGAAACGCTGATGGAGGTAAATGACAGCGTCGCAACGGAAGCGTTCTCTGTTAGCGCCGTGCTGTACTGCGTTCCCGCAGTGCCGGTGGCCCCGAGCGCCGCATAGAAGTTCTCCCATGCCTCAGCAGTGGAAGCGCCCAAGGCCACGAGCCACGGGTTAGCGAGCGTGCCAGCGGGCGCGCCTGCGTCAACGCTACCGTTTGTGAACTTGTAGTAGGTCGTCCCGACCGTAACCGTGTCATTATTGACTGGCGTGCCGGAAACAGTGCCCGTCGCGTACCCGTCCTCTATGTAAACGTAGAAAGTCGCGCCGCACGCAATGAAGAGGTAAGCCGGGGTGGACCCGAAGTTGCTCGTGGCGACCATGGAAACGCTTGAGCGGAGCGAGTCTGTCTGAACCGTGCCGACAAGCGTGGAAGTGCCCTCCTTCGTTATGCGGTAGAGCTTATCGTAGCTAACGACGAACAGGTCGTCGTCAAAGCTGCCCGGCTGGCTATACACGCCGCGGATGGGGCCGTCACCTACGCTCAGCCAACGCTTCATACCCATGCGGGCCAGAAGCGCGACCTGCTGTTCCGTAAGAGACGGGTTCTGTTCAAAGTAGCGGTTGCGCATCCGCAGACGCGCTTCCTTCGCTATGCTGCGAAAGTAGTCACTTCTGGCAAGTGGAATGTCAACCATTTAGAACATCCATCCGTTACGGCCGCGCCCGGCCCAAGGGTAGAACTGACTGTTGTAAACCTGCGAACTCATGGCAAGAACGGCCGGATCAGCCGCCGTGACAACGCGCTGCGCATACCGCGCCCGCAGCATTGTTTCCGCCCGGCCTAGAGCCAGCTTCGTCTCATCCGATAAAGCCCTGCCGTAGCGCGGGTTGATGCGTGCGGCCAGCGTCGTTATGAAGTAGTCGTCAAACTCAATGGGGAAGGGCATCTCGTCCCCTGCCGCATCGATGGTCTCGTACCGCTGCCAATCACCTGTCGCATCATTGTACCAGAAGTTATAGGCAGTGGTGTCGTCATCCCCATCGCATACGAACGTGGAACTACCATCAACAAGATGCCCGTTACCGTCTAGCGTTATTGCGTCAACGGTAAAGTCGGTGGAGATGGCGACCACCGAAATTCGGCTGCCGGGGCTTGGGTTCACCGGCATGTAGATTGTCTGCGCGCTGTCCACAAGGCAGAGCAGGCGGCTATTGATGGGCGGGTACGCCCAGACCTGCGCGTTCCAGTCGAACGGGCGGTCGTAGACGTTGATACCGTCCGTACCGATGAACCAGTCTTGAAGCTTCTCGCCGACGTCAAAGCCGAAGACGCCAGCGACCATCGACGCAAGGCGGCCGAGGGCTTCGCTCGTCTGGTTCGCCGTGGGGTCCTGGCCTACGGGAATGATGTTTGATTCCCGGTACGCCTGCGTGATGATTACTTGCGCCGTCGTCATTGTCGGTTATCCCTTCAGAAGCTCAATCAGCTTGGCGCGATCCCACTTAGGATTGTGCTGCACCTTCTTGGCCCGCAGCATGTCGCTGAGCTGCTTGTTGTCCTTGTCAGCGTAGGGGTCGTTCTCGTCAGCCGCTTCGGCCTCGCCGCCAGCGCCTTCTTGCTCCTCCTTCTCGCCGCCGACCTCAAAGACGTCCTCGCCGTCTTCCACCCAGCCCTCCGGAACCTCGTCCTCGCTGTTGAAAATACGCTCTTCGCCGGTTTCGGCATTTTTCAGCCACTTCGGCCAGACGGGGGCGGTGGCGACGCGCTTCTCACGGATACGACGAAGTTTGTCCTGCTGGCGCTTGGCGCGCATACGTAGAAAGCGGTTAGACATTCAATGTCTCCTTTTCAAAGAAATGGTCGGCAGCGCGGCCCTTCCAGGCGAATGGGCCAACGTGTTCAAACTCAATGTCGAAACGTGCCCAGACGCTGAACCCATGCTTGCGGGCGCGGTCACAGAACACGATGTCCTCGCCCCGTTCTTCGCCGCCGCTGACAACGTGGTCAAACGGGCGACCGTCGTACTTGGCGAACATCTGGGCGGCGCAGTCCCGGCTAATGCGCATGAAGCCGGTGGGAAGGCTCTGGATCTCGCAGGCCGGATAGGTTATCAGCCCACTGATATTGCATGGGTAGTCAGTGCCAAGCGCCGGGTCCTTGGCCCGGTAAAGGCCCCCGACAATGTCGCCCGGCGTCTGTAGCAGCTTGAGCAGGCCGTTGGAATCCCAGCCAAGGTCCGCGTCAATGAAAACGAGCTGCTCGTAGCCCGATTCCAGAAAAGCCTTCACCGCCTTGTTCCGCGCACAGTGAATGTACGTGTCGTTTATCGCGTAGGGCGGGTGAACGAACCAGCCGCCTTCGGCGGCGAGCAACGCGTCCCGAACCAGCGAGTGCGCATACTGCATGACAACGTCGCCCCTGTACGCGGGCGTGGCGATGAAGGCTCTCTGCACCGTGCTTACTCCGCCAGCATGATGCCCGCGCTGCGCAGCGCCGCAAGGACGCTGTTCATGCGGGCCACGAGAGCATCCGCCTGCGCGGCGGTTGCGAACCCGTAGGGCGTGGTGGAGGTCGCTGCCGTGGTCGTCACGTTGGTGGCGAACGCGGCGCGGTTGGACTCAGCCTGGAGGTAAACCCCCTGACCGTCGTCCAGAACCCGAGGCGGGGCCTGCGGGAAGTCAACTGCGGTATTGCTCATGTTTCAACCTCGTACTTGGCCCCCGGCGACGGTGCCGGGGGCTAGGGGCTCAATTACGCGCCGGTGCCGCTGATGCGGGTGCCGAGGCGATTATCGAGCATCTTCGTGCCGTACAGCACGTCCCACCTGTGAAGATGGGTGTCGTTGATGCCGTCGGACGTCCGCCAGTAGCGGATGCTGATGCCCGTCTCCGGATCGGTGGCGTAGGACGCCTCGCCGGTGTACGGAACGATCAGCTTGGCGAACACAAGAGCGATTGACATCTTGTGGAACACCGAGTTCTGGCGGTAGGCGGTGGAGGCAGCGCCCATGAATGTGATCGTGGCGTTGTCCACCGGGGCGGCATTGACCGTGGCGAACGCGCTGTTCGTCTTGGCCTCGGTTCCGCCCGTGTTCGGCACGATAATGGGCGGGCTGATGCTGAGCGTAACGGCACCGCCGCCGTCAGCCACGGCGTCCTCCTGGACCACGAACTGCTGGAGGTAGTCCAGCGTGGCCTTGGTCCGCGGATTCACCGCGTAGACGTTGGCGATCGTGAAGACCTCACCGCGCTTGAACGTGGCGCCGGCCGCGAACTGGTCGAGGTCAAGCTCCTGCACATAGGAGTCCGCGACATCAACGTAGTTGACATTCTGATTGTTGCCGAAAATATCACCGTTGGTGATGTGGCGGTCGCCGGTCGTCAGGTTCTGCACCGACTGCGTCATGTACGGCTGCACAGAGCCGAGCGTGGGCAGCTTCGCCTTCTCCAACGCCTGACGGTTGATGTCATTGTCGTTGAAGGTGGCGCTGGTGAAGAAGCTGGCGGTCGCCCAATAGTCGCGAGTGGAGAGCACGCCGCTGCGCTCCGACTGCGGCACGGCAATGTCATCCAGCCGCTCCGGACCCTTGAAGAAGTCCGCCGCGCTGTTGATGGTCTCGCCGGGGGTGCCAACCCAATTGTTGAAGAGGAACGTCTCGCTCATCAGGTCGGTATCGATCTGCTGAGCAAGCTGCGCCGCTTCGGCGTTCATGATGGCATTCTTCAGGAGGTCGTCGACAGTCAGCGTTTCCTCCAGGGAGGTGAAGCTGATGTCAATGCCCTTCTGCTTGTCGATGACGACGGGCACTTCGCCCTCGACCACCGGCTGCACGTCTGCGATGGCGCCATCACGAATGATGAACTCGGGCGGGCGCTTCACGTAGACCGTGTTACCGATCTTCTTGAACTCGTTCTTGAACTGCGAAGTGACGAGCCGCCCCATGACCAAGTTGTTCTTCAACAACTTGAGCATGACGTTGGCATATACCTTCGGTGTAAGAAGTGTATTCGACATTTAACGTCTTCCTATCTGCGAGCGTTACCATACGCCTTGTCAAAGGCGGCGAAGTCTTCGGTGTCCGCCGACACGGCGAACTTGCCCCCGGCTCCGCGTGCCTGTACCGAAGGAGGCGGCGCAGCTTGGGTAACGG